CACTAGCTGCTATAGCATTTAATTTAGTGTGATCAGCATCAGTAAATACATTGCTATCAGAAGCTGCTTCAACAGCAGTTCTGACTTCTGCGTTAGATAATTGGGTATTGGTATCTGTAGGTGTTGCGAAACTTAAGCCACCATTAGAATCTGTTTTTAAGAAAGCACCGTTTACAATACTGGATGGCAAAGTCAACGTATAGTTTTGGGCTGCACTATGAGGTGGTGATTTTATCTTTACACCATGAGAATCGCTAGAACACCTAAGTTCTAGTGTTCCATCAACAGTATTAGTACTATCACCTTTAATTCTGACTACACCAAATTCACCGTTTGGATTAAGAACAATATTACCGTTAGCTGTACTTGTAGTAATTTCACGAGCTTGAACATCTAAGTTTCCACCTAACTGAGGAGTAGTGTCTTCTACAACATTACTTATTCCACCACTAGCAGCAGCAGCCCATTTAATACCAGTAGCTTCTGAACTATCAGCTGTTAATACATAATCATTAGTGCCTACACTTAAAGCAGAAGGATCACCTGAACCATCTCCTATTAATATCTGACCTTTAGTAGCAAGATCTGAGTTCATTACAGCACCCGCTGCGTTGACATTTGTTGCGTCAGTTACGTCTGCACTGGCTTCTATTGCGTTTAACTTTGTATGATCAGCATCAGTAAAGACATTAGAATCTGTAGCGGCTTCAACAGCAGTTCTAACTTCTGCGTTAGATAATTGTGTATTGGTATCTGTAGTTTGAGCAACCCAATCTAAATTTCCACTACCATCAGTTTTTAGGACTTGGTTAGCAGAACCATCTGTATTAGGAAGGGTTAACGTATAACTTGCAGCTGCACTATGAGGTGGTCCTTTTATTACTATTCCATGAGAGTTATTTTCACAATTAAGTTTAAATTGACCAGAACCTTTAGTAGCGTTTCCTTTGAATACAACCTTACCTGAACCATTAGGATCTAGATCAATATCACCATTAGAAGTAGAAACAATATCCTGACTATTGACATCTAAGTTTCCACCTAACTGAGGAGTAGTGTCACCAACAAGATCTGTAAGACCTACGTTTGCGTTAGAAGCTATTCCATCTAATTTAGTTTTATCATCATCACTCATTACTCCCCAAGCTGAAGTAGTAGCAGCTGGAAGACTTACGTTATTACCAGAACTAGATTCAACAGTTAAAGAAGTACCGTTAGCAGTAGCACTTAAGTTTGTTGCTGTACCTGTTGCTCCGTCTACATAAGCTTTGATTGATTGCTGACTAGCTGCCTTGGTAGCAGAATTACTAGCCATATTATCTTCATCTAATAAGTCAGAAGATATTGAATAGTTATTAGCTGAAACCGCTATACCACTAAGCTTTGTTTTTTCTGCATCTGTATAAGCATTAGTATTTGATTCAGCTTCATAAGCAGTTTTGATTTCTGCTCCTGTTTGATCTGCTGTAGCTGAAGCTTCTATTGCATTTAATTTTGTATGGTCAGCGTCAGTAAATACGTTTGAATCTGAAGCTGCTTCTACAGCTGTTCTTATCTCTGCATTTGTCTGGTCTGCAGTAGCACTAGCTTCTATAGCGTTTAGCTTTGTATGATCAGCATCTGTAAAAACATTACTATCAGTAGCTGATTCAACTAAGGTTCTTATCTCTGCTGCTGTTTGATCTGCTGTAGCTGAAGTTTCTATACCATCTAACTTGGTTTTATCAGAACTAGATTGTAATCCGGCATTACTTGTTGTTGCTTCCGGTAAATTAACGTTTGTACCTGTACTACTTGCAAGTTCTCTTGTCCCTGCTGTGTAACTTAGGTTTGTAACTTCAGAACTAGCATCTACATAAGCTTTAATTGACTGTTGAGTAGCAGCTTTTGTAGCTGAGTTACTCGCCATATTATCTTCATCTAATAAATCAGCTTCAGTAATCGGCCCATCATCTAAGAACTCTTGGAAACCATATAAGAGTTGATTTGTATTGCTATCTAAATCAGCTTCAGTAAGAACACTTCCATCTTGAAAATCTACCTTCTTACTACTAACACTTGTATTACGTTGGAATTTTATTACTGCTGAGTTAGCCGGATGATTACCAGAAGTAAACGATATGGTTGTTGCACTAGGGAAGGTGTAATGGGTTGTTTGAGTTTTAACAACTCCACCAACAGTTACTACTACTTCTGACTCAGCTAAGTAATCAAAAGATATAGAAAAAGGACCAGCGGTATTATTACCAGTGTGATTGGTAAAAGAGTTTGTTGTGTTAGTTGCCATGATGGTTAATTAGGAGAAAGGTTAAGTTCAGATTCTTGGCGGGCTTTATTTAGTAATTCTAAATATTTAAAATCATTTTCACGTTTAATTTCTACTTGCTTATTGTACGCACCTTCCCCTGTTAGTTCAATCCACTTATCAATGCCTTGTTGAATATACATTTGATTGATGCTATTAAAGCCATCTGTAGAATCCATTATTCTGCTAACAGCATCAGGAACTTCCAAAGGAGTGTCTTGGCTTTCAATAATTGCCATGTTTTCTTTGTAATTTTGTGTTTTTGTGTAATCCATTAATGCTTCTTCTAACGTAAATCCTGTATTTGGATTTTCAATTGTGTTAACTAAATACTTCAATTCATCATATTGCGTTCCATTTAATTTATAAGGAACACTGTTTTCTCTCATTGTTTTATTGGAATGACTAATAGTATCTGGTGGTTCAGGTAATATTTGACCTAGTTTTTTTAATTCTGAAAGTATTGGTATATTTCTAGTTGGACTTGATTCAACCCAGTTCAAAACATCAGGACCATATCTTTTTGGATAAGTAATAAATTTATTTGTAATGTGCTCTCTTTGAGGTGGTAAACCTTTTCCATAACCAGGAACAGTTGCACTGAGATTATTTAAAGAGCTTGCTAAACCACCAAATTCTTTATCCCCAGGTCTTACTGTCATATCTGGTTTTACTTGCCATCTTTCTATTTCTTCTGGTGGCAATCCTTTCATTTCTAGTAAATCACCTGGCAACCTTTTCATATATCGCCAAAGATTACTTTGAGGAATATTACTTGCAGCCTGACGAGATAACCATTTTTCTGCTCTTCCTGGGTTTAGCCAAAAGTTTGCTGCATCACCTATACCTTGCATAAAAGTTCTATCAGTAAAGTTTCTTCCAAAAGCAACCATAAAAGCACCCATCATTTCTTGATATTGTCCATCAGTCATATGTTCTTCTACTTGGTGCATATCGACTAAGAAGCCAATCCAACTAGAAAGAGGATCTAATCTCTTGTAAGAATGATGAATATATTGATAGTTTCCATTGGCATCAATTTGAGGAGTACCATCTTCATTCTTTTGAAGTTTGGCATAACTATATGGTCTCCATCCATCTTTCCACTGACTCCAGTAAAGTTCTCTACCTGCACTTGTTGAAGTATCAGGACCACCACCAGTTAAGACAATATTAGGAGGATTACCTGCTTTTGTTCTCCTTTTTACTACGTCTTGAGTTTCTACCTTCATATAGTTTTGACCATGTATTAAACCAACAAAACCACCAGTAGCCAAAACACTTAAGGCTAGTTGTCCTCTAGTTTGTTTCCTGACAAAAGGATCTGGACTTTCAAGTAAATCGTATCTAAATTCTTTCATCATCATATTTAAAACAGGAGTCCTTCTAAATCCTCGTTTAATAATGTTGACTGGTGATCTGGTAAATAGCTGGAATCTTCTAACTAAAGGTATTGATGCCAATCCTTGCATTCCTTTTGCAATAGGCCCAACAACTGATCCATCAGTTCTAATGTCTTCTGTATAGGTACTTCTTTTCCCAAACTCTCTTACTGATTCGTATATTTCAGCTGATTCATCATCAGTAATACCTTTACCACTTCTCTTAACAATAGATTCCCATACTACACCTGAATGTTTCTTTGTGTAGTCAGCTAATTCTTGACCTCTTAAACCTTTTTCCCATCCTCCTAACCAAGCACGACTAACAGAAGAACCTCTTAGTGCTCCTGACATAAACAACGCATCCATTGACCCCATAAATCTTCCAGAAGGTCTGACTATATAATCACCAAAGAAATTAATAGAATCAGCAAGAAGTTTTTGTCTAAAATTATCACCGTAAGTTAAACCTTCATCATCCATACTAATAACAAAACGGTCTTCAAAATCACTTTTAATACGACCAGGAGCAAGTACATTTTCTTGTTTTTGCCATGATTCTTGAAATGCTTTTAATGCAAAATTAAAATCACTGTGCATAGCAATAAAATGTTCCTTTGCCATTCTTAATTGACCAGGATCTATTATGTTTTTTGGATCTAAAGCAAGTTCTAAAGGAGCCATATAAGCTTCTAAAGCATTAGATACAAAGTTTATTTCTTGTGTTGTTGGTGAGAATAAAACAGCATTTATTAGTACTTCATTTAAAGGTCTTAAATAAGTATTTGGATCAAGGATTCTGTCTAACAATTCCATTCCAACTAATTTTTCTAGCTTTTCAGGATTGCCCTTAGCACGTTTAACAGTATTAACAAGCTTATTTAACTTACTAAAATCACCTGATTCTTTTCCTTCAGCTACTGCCTTTCTAATGTTTTCTTGTAAGTTTTTTAGTTTGACACTTGAATGACCAGTAGCAATATTTACATCACCACTTTGAGCTTTGTTAAACCTATATCTTTCATTAGGAGATAGTTTTAACCATTCTTCAGGTTCTATTCCTTTAGTAGGAACAGCCAAAGCACCAAGACCTCTACCAGCTTCAGAACGTAAAGGCATCCCTAAACGTAACCATTCATCTAAATCATCAAAGTTTTTTATTAATTGTTCAGATAAGTCTTCTATCTGTTGTGGGTTACCAAGTGTGCCTAGTGCCTCAATTAAACTGCCATTTGTATTTGCTATACGTTGATTAGTAAGAGTTACATATTCTGCTAATGCTCTATTTAAACTATCTGTCGGAATTAATTTATAAATCTGTGCCATTAATTTAGCTTTTTCTTTTAATGCAGGAGAATCCTGTAATAGCTGAATTACTTCATCTGTTTGGTCTTCAGTTGTTTTAACTCTATAAAAACCATTTTCTTCTAATGTTTTTGCTCCTCTTAATACTTTCTCTAAGAAACGAACTTGGCTAGGTGTATTACCAATTTGATCAGGATTAACTTGGTTAGGAAGAATAGTTTCATCACCTAAGTCTTGTTTCTTTTTCTTCTTCTTTTTACCTGGTAAGTCTGGTAAGTCTTTTGTTTGACTTTCTACTTTTGCTTGTCTTATATCTCCTGCCATACCTTCAATAGAACCTTCAATAGCTTCATCAAATTCTGGTGAATCTAATGGTCCTTTTCTTTGCTTAACTACATTCTTATTTTTAAGAAAGTCGTTATATATTCTTTGAGATTGTGGACCACCTAATTTAGCTTTAAGGCTGACAAATAAATCTCTAATAAATAAAGAAACTTCTTGTGTAATCCTTTTCCAAGTACCAGAAGGGGCAAGTTCTAAGTCGTCGTCTAGTCTTTCTAGAGATATATCTTTAAGATTTTCTGCAAAAAATTCATCTATATCTTTATATCTATAGTTTTCTGCTGTATATCCTGTACCTTTTTTAAACATATTAAGTTCATTTGTGTATTCTACGAGTAGTCCTTTAGATAAACTTTTATCTTTAATTTTCTTGTTTAAATTAGTAAGGTAGTCAAGTTTTTCAACTTGGAAATCCTTATTTAATTTATCTAAATCTTTTTTAGGTAAATATCTTGAAAGACTATGCCATAACTCATGGATCATAGTGTCAGTCAGTTCACCTTCATCTATAGTTTTCTGTCTTATTTGAATTAAGTTTGTAGCAAAGTTATAACGCCCTTGTGGACCTATCTTATTTGTTACTGAAATAGATACATCATCTAAGCGATCTGCAAACTTATCTATAAATTTGACTGTTTCTTCTGCATCAATAGGATCAGCACCCTTAACTGGAAACTGTTTAAGTATTCTTTTTTTAAGGTATTCTGCACCTCTTCTTTTTTTACCAATACCTCCTTCTTCTAGACCTTGAAATGGTTGAAGCTTTGTATTAATCAGTTGCTCATAAGTAGCTCCATCAACTATTTCATCAATCAACCCATCTGCATCTGTAAATCCAATATCACCTTCTCTTATTCCTTTAGCAATTTTCTTAGCTTCGTCACTATCAGCATTTTTTAATAGTTCTTCTAACTTTGATTTATCTTCATTTGTTATAAGACTATCTATTTCTGCTGCTGATTTGCCTTGGAATTTTTTAGAAAGTGATCCAAGAAAATCTACTGATCCTTTAAAGCCAGTACCAAAAACAGTTCCAATTGTTGCTGCTGTATTAAACTCTCCTGCTGTTGGTAATCGTTGTTCATCAATAGCTGTTCTAACTGTGGTTTCTCCTCCAGCTGTAACACCACCTTGAAGACCTGCACCAGCTAAACCTTTAACACCTTTACCAGTAGATCCGAATGGGATCATTTGAAATAGACCAGCTGCTATTGCTTCTCCATAACTAAACTCATCTCCTCTAATCTTTTGTGCAGCTACATTAGAAGCATATCCAGAACCAAAGTTGATAACTCCATAAGCAATTCGAGCACCAGGAACAGGAGCTACAAGTAAGGGAGCAGTTAATTGATCTGTTGTTATCCCTGCTCCTATCTCAAGACCTAATCCACCTACTTGTCTTAATGCTGAATTTGTCTTGGTAACATCTACTTCTTCATCAGAAGAAACAGGAATACTGTCTAAACCAAATCTATTGATTGAATTTGCTTGATCTAGCTTTTGGTTCCAATCAACAACACCTTGGGTATTTGTAAAAAGACCATCGTATTCAGAAAAATCTATTTCATCTGATCCACTTCCAAGTGAATCCACTTGAGTGAAAAGAGAGGAATCCTCTAATAATTCTTTTGGTGTTGGCATTTTTATTTACCAGAAATGGTTTTACGGGCCTTAATAAGGGCTTCCCTTACTTTTTCAGCAGGTATGTTGGCAGAATTGCCAGCTTTATCATTATCGTAATATCCTTTACCGTCTGGTCCTTGAAGTGCTGCAAATTCCTTAGCAAGAGCTTCATGCGCTGCTCTTAAATCATCACTATCTCCTAACAAGTAATTTGTTAGTACAGGTTTTTTATTGCCACTTAATATTAATGCTGAGAATAATTTATCTTGTACCGCTGGTGTCATAATTGCATCTGCTTCAATACCTGCATATTCTCTAACTTCAGCTAAGACACCTGGCGTTAATTGATAAGCACCAACAGCATAAACTTCTCCATCAGATTGTAACTTTTCCATTTCAGCTATTGTTTTACTTGTTATATCCATTGTCCCTGCTGTATCTGTTGAACCCTTATTGAAAGCGTTATAAGCACCATGACCTCTGGATTCACCACTTCTTACTAAGGCTGCTAGTCCACCAAAATCAGGAATTGCTTTACCTTTATATTTGTCCATAAATTTTGGTTTAGGATCTGGAATTATTAGTTTTTGACCAATTTGTAAAAAGTCTGCATCTGTAATGTTATTTGTTTCCAAAAGATCTGTTACTTCAATTTTATTAGCATCAGCTATGGCTGATAAATTATCTCCTTCTTTTACTGTATAAATATTTAAATTATCTTCTAATGTTCCAGCTGCTGCTGGCGAAGTTCCTCCAGGTGTTACTGAACTAAGAAGCTTATCAACAAAGCTTTCTTCTTTTTTATTGTCTCCTTTTGTTGATTCTCCTGGCTTGTTGGGTGTAATAGTCACTGAACCTTTTGAACCGCCTCCTTGTTTTCTTTTTGCTCTGTCTTTCTCTATCTTATCTATATAAAAATCCTCCAATCTTCTTAATTCTGTTTCATATTCCAATTGACTTCTATTTAACATCCTTGTTGGATCATTAGGATCAGTAGTGAATTGAATAAAATCTTTAAATTTTCTAGGAAGTTCTCTTTGTATTCTTCTAAACTCTTTAGCCTCTTGAGAGTCAATTTTTGCTGCTCCCCATCCTAAGTTTTCTGGATCATCAGCACCTAATTCTCCAGCAATTCTTTGTAATACTCCTCTTATATCTCTGTTGAAATCTGCGTAATCTCCTTTTCTTCTTCTTTCCATTGCATCAAAAACTATTCCATAGTTCTTTTCATCTTCATCTGTAAAAGTTGCTTCTCCAATATCTCTTCTTATTTGAGCTAGATCTCTATAAAGCTGAGAAGGATTATTATCATAATCACCGCTAAGAACTGCACCAGCAAGAGCTTTAAAAGCTGGTGTTCTATCTGCTTCTGCTAATTCAATTCGTTCAAGAACAAATTCTTTTCTATTTGGAAAAACCTCCACAATTCTTTCCAACATATCTTTTCCTTCTTCTCCTGTAGATTTTTTTCCATATTTTAAAATTAATTCTTTAATTGCAAATTCTTCAGCTGCCTTTTCTTGATCTGCTTGTCTTTCGTCATCTTCTTTTTTTGCTTTCCAAAGTTTTCTACTTTGTTCAAACATTAATGTTCCAAACTTAGGATGTTCTTTTAATGTTCTTTGTTTATATTTACCGTCTTTTTGTTTTTCTTTTGGTCCATATTTAATATTGCTAAACATTTTAATGAACTCTTGAGCATCGTTTATGTTTCCAGTTTCAGCATAAATTTGAGCAGCAATACTTTTTCCTGAATCAATTAAACTTGGCCAGAATTTAGTTTGTTTATCAGAAGGAAGTCCTAATACAACATTGTCTTGTACCCATTCTTCTATATCAGCTAAAGCTTCTGTTTGATTGCCTTCTTTGCTCTTAAGAAAACCTGCTAATAAAGTAGCTGTTGCTTGGTTGTTAGTTCTCCTAAAATTAAATTCATTGTGTTGTTTAAGATGATGTTTAGTAATAGTTTGAAAAGCTTTTTGTTGATAAGGGCTGAAATGTTCAATTATATTTTTATCTCTAATACCTTGGAGTCCACCTGCACCTAGTCCAGCAGCCTCTTTAAGAAACTCTTGATATTCAGGAGAACTTACAGGAAAATGATGTATAGGTTTTTGAATCTCTTCTCCATATTCATTTGTAGTCGTAAAAGTTTTAGTTTGATAAAAATTACTTATTTCACTTTCAATACTTTGTCCAAGTAATTTTGCTTTGTGTTTTTCATAAGCACTTTGAGCAAAGATACTTCCACCTACTAATTGTCTAGCAACTTCATCTCCGTCTTTCTTTCTAATTGTAGAAGTTAATTTTTTAAAACCTTGCTTGGCTTCTTCTTCTGCTATTTGTATTCCTTCTACTTGTTCGTTTGTGATTTCTTCTTTAATCCTTGAGTCAAAGTATTTATTAATAGAAGGGTTAACAGTTTGAAGAGCGTTAACTAACTGATCAAACCCAGTAGTAGGAGCTACGGTACTAGGAGAGACAAAGGTATCTACTGGAGATGCTTGTGGTCTGAAACTGTTAGTCATTTGGCTAAAGCTTTATAAGTTGTGTAATTAGAAAGGCCAGTATTAGCAACGTTAGCGATAGTTCCTAATAAAGAAGGAGCATTAGAAGAAGCAGTGTTATACAGATCAATTGCTTGGTTTTGTCTTCCTTCTCTTTGTGCTTCTAGTTGCTTTAAGTTTCTTGTGTATTGCCTATCAGCTGATTGAATCGTCTGGTTTAAAGCATTAGTCCAATTACCTTTTTCTCTTTCTGCATCAGCTAATAATAAATCAATAGTTAAACCTGCTCTTTCTGTTGCTCTGATTGCTCCTTTTGCTTGAAGAGTTTTTCTTACTACATCAAATTTCTGTTGTTCTGCTGCTTGCTTTTCTTCTCTTAGTCTTGCATTTAAACCTTCTTGTTGATCTATAAAAGCCTGGTTAGCTGATTCAGCTGCTCTTTGTGCTGCTTCATATTGATAGTTTGCTACCTTCTGCTGTTGCACATATTGAAGACCAGCTGTTAAAGCTGATATACCTAACTGTGCAAGAAACATATTGCTTACTCCTGCACCCAATCCAAATAAACCTGTACTAGCAGCAACAGGTGCGGCGGCTGCAGCGGCTGTAGCAGCTGTAGCAGCACCGGCACCGGCACCGGCAGCTAAAGCAGGAGCAGCAGCAAAAACGCACATTTAAGCTATCCTCACAAATTCAAAAAAGGGTTTCTTCATATGACCGTATTCAGAATGGAGCTTAACAAAGGTAAAGCCGAGTGCCTTTAACCATTTAATTGCAGAACGATTCTCTGCATATACGCAATTATATAAGACATTCTCCTTTTGCAAAAGATTATCTATCCACTTTCTTCCTTCTCTTATTAATTGAATCTTATATTTTCTTGTACTAAATAATTCTTCAGTAGCAACCATCCATATAACACCATTAACTATTACTCCACATAAACCCATTGGCTGATCATCATCACCAGCAATTGTCATTACTTTTTTAGATGATAAATATGTCCTTCTAACAGCTTCTTCCGGTTGTTCTCCGGTTTGATAATAAGCTTCAACTTTATCTAAAACCCTTAAATTATCAATGACATAATTCAAATCAGTAACGGTAGATTTCCTTAGATGCCCCATTAAATCCTTCTAGATCTCATATGGAACATAGCCTCATATTCAGCACTAGCTAACTGTGTAGGTAAAAATGTATTGTTTTTAATATCAATATTGACCCTATCAGCTTTACTCATTACAGGGACTCTGAACATTCCTGTAGCTAAATTAATAGAACCAATCGTACTGGAAGCAGCACCAAGTACATTTCCACTAAAAGTATGTGTACTTGTATCTCTATGGTCAGGTGTTACTTCTACTTTAAAGAAGCCTGTATCCTCATACTTAATATAAAAATGATGTAGCTGAAGTCTTCCACTAATTAATTCACTACCAGCACCTTCTCCTTGAGTTAATCGTTGCTGACTAAATCTATAGTGCATTTCAAATGGTTCACCAACAATAAACTTACTGTTAGTAAAATCACCTGTAGCAGTAATAGTGGCAGTAGATCCGTTAGATGTATTTGTAGTTTGTAGAGTTTGACCAGGCTTTAAATTAACTGTTGCTCCTTGAGCATTTACATAAGTACTTGTTTCGCCTGAACCTAAATATCTACCAACAATATTCATGTCTCCATTTAATCTATAAGGAAGAGTAAATGTAGTTAGACCAGTAGAGCTGCTATAACTTTTAGAAACACCTGTAGTTGCTTCAGTAACTTTATGATCTAAATGATATTCAAAATCAGCATTAGCTTCTTTGTAGTCAGCTTCAAATGGAATCTTTTCTAATGTTGTACCGTTAGCTTCTTCAACTACTAAATATAAATCAGTGTCAATAAAATCTATATTTCTAATTGTTTTTGCAGAATTAAATGTATAAGTACACCAAGAATTTAATACCTTTTCAAAGTTGTTTCCATATAACCAACGATTAACATAAAGTTTATTTGGACTATCTGTTCCTAGTAAGACAAGTACATTTTCATTAGTAGAAACTGCCATCTTGAATACACCATTTTCTATATATCTAGGAACATGAACTGTAGTATCAGCAGCATCTTTTATATTAATATCTTCTTGGGTTACATATTCTCTAACACCAGAAAATGATCCTTTCTTAGTTAAGAAATAGATACTAGATCCAGCTCCTACAGGGGTTGCTGCTGTATTGTTTTCAAATTCAGTTGCAACAGTAACGTTAGCTGTTTTAGGTGTTAAAGCTTCTGCAATAGAACTTTCTAATATAAATTGTGTTTGATCAGAGAATAGAATTAACTGTTCTCCCATCGTTACTGCATGTTTTAAAATAGATACTTTTGTGTGACTAGCTGCAATATCTATAGGATCACTATCAACAATAGTAGTTACAGTTTCTGGGTAGAAATTAAAGAACTCAGATACTCTTGATAAGCAAACATTATCATCAGCAAGGAAACCTAATCTGTTTCTAAAGAAGAATACATTATTTATTTTCGTACCAACTAATGTTGGGTTAGGTGCAGTATCTTCATCACCTACAGTACGTTCTCCCCATTTAGGTAATGTGTAATCTACGCTGCTAATTGTATAAGTATCTCCATCTGCTCTGGCAAATCTAAAATTACCATCTGCCTGTCTTAGCAGAATATGAGGCATTTTGTCATAGTTAAATTTATAAGTAATGCCTGCTTTTAAACATTCCTCCCACTGTCCTTCTTCAAATGTTCCTCCATTATTAGTAACAAACTTAACGTAGTAATTATCAAAGTTAGTTGTATCATCTCCCTTGACTTCTACAACAAAATTATTAGGTGCAGTTGTAGGTAGTTCAGTAAAAGTTTGGACAGAGTTTTTAACTAAAGTTATTTGTGAGTTACCTTGAGAATCAGTGACATCAATCGAAAAATCAGATCCGTCATTTTTTCTTATCCATAAGACAGGTCCATTTTGAGAAATAGTAAAACCAGATAATCCAGCATTTAAATCATTTTTTAAATCTGTTGCTACTGTTGATGTTTTTAAGTTACTTGTCCCTGTGTCATAGATAGCAGTTACACTATCTACTATTATTGAATAGTCAGTATTAGCTGTAACTTGGTTAATAAAAACAATTGCACCAGTACTGCTTCCCTGACTAACAGCAGTATCCATTGCAACGGTAATACTTGTATTAACTACAAAGGTATAGTCAGCAATAGTTACAGTTTTTATTTCATCTCTTGGATTTGTTGTTGTTAAATAAGTAACTCCATCTGGCTTATTTACTGTCTTTTCATTCCCTGCTAAGTCATATACTTTTACATTGCCATTACTAAAAACAGCTATATATCTTTCACTGACATCTCTATTGATCGTTTGAATATGTACGTTACCTAAAGTGGAATTACTAATATTAGTTATGTATTGACTACCAGAGCGCTTTATTAATCCCTGTACTGGAGAGCTATTAGCATTTTCCTGTATGTCTGCATGATCTGGTCGTTTTGTTAGGTCAGCAGCTTGTGATACCCCTCTAAGAAGAGTAGGAATAGCTCTTGAGATGACAGCCATAATTACCTGATTAAAGCGTTAGCTGGTGAATAAGTACCAAAGACACTGGTTAAAGCAGGATCACCTCTAAGGATGTTGTGATCTGCATTAGACAAGTCTGTTTCCATTAATATAGATCTTGCTCTTACTTCATCTTGTTGTGTGTAAGTTCTTAATCCTTCATCACTAACTAAACGATCAACAAAGATTCTTGCTGCTTTGATATTGATATAACGTTTAGCAGGTTCAGGTATGTCATTAAAGGTACGGAAATAAACAACCGTACATTTCAGGTCATCATCAAATTCATATGTATGTTCTTTTCTGTCATATAGTTTTAATCCAATTTGAATAGCATCTACATCTGGATGATCATGAATATTAGGATCAACAATTAAAACATTAGAAGACAAAGCAATATGGTTAGAACCATCTCTAGTTAGTTCTACATTTATTTCTGTATTAAAAGACCATCCTTCTGTTTGAACTTCTTTATTAACTTCTTCCAAAGTTGTTTGAGCTAATTTCACATCAACAGGAAGAGTACCTGTAAGTGTATTAACTGGAGATTCACCAATAGCAGCAAGCATGATGTTTACTGCTTCTAGTTCTGTTGTTGCTGTCATGATTTCTTACCTCTTTTTTTAGCAGTTTTAGCAGCAGCTTTAAAGTTCTTTGCTGTTGGGGCTCCTTTAGTACCTGGCTTTCTCATCTTTTCACCAGAGCCAGCTTCAATTCTGAGTCTTTTTCTGTGAATGTTTTCGTAGAGTCCTCGTTTTTTCATAGCCATAATTAGCATTTCCAACGTTTAAGAGCTAAAGCTTTACGGGTAGGTTTCCCGTTTGGTTTTTTCATTGGGCCTGGAATACCTAACATCCGAGCACAGAAAGATTTTTTACGTGGACCTCCTCCTGGTTGTGGTGCTTTGAGATTAGAGCCTGTAGCTCTGTTGTATTTACGACGGCCTTTAGCAGTAAGACCACCTTTTTTACTTTTCTCACCACGACCTATAGAAAGGCTGACACTTTTAGCCATTACTTTTTCTTTCCTCCTTTCTTAGGTGGTCTACCTTTTTGACTACCGTAAGTACCTTTTCCTTTTGGCATGAGATTAAAGAAAAAAAGAAGAGTACCCACATTATATGAGTACCCTTCAGTTAATGGTTTATGAAGCAGAAAGCTTGATAGTAGCTGCAGCTTCAGGACGGAGAGTTCCGTGACCTAGAGCGTACTTAGCAACCATCAATGTTCCTTGATACATAACCTGATAATCATTACCTGAAATTTCAGTAGTCATATCAAGTAGTTTCACTGTACCTACAGCTGACTTATGGAAGACCAAACCAATAGTCTTACTATCGTCACCTGAGTAAGTGTTATTTGAACCACCAGGGTTAGATCCAACGTTACTTTGAGGAACATTGTTAGACATAATCACAGGCATACCTGCAATCTGCTGAACACGACCTGAAGCAAATGAACCATTTCCACCTGGGTTGTAATCAGTATCGATAGTACGAGTAGCTGATTCAGGTAATTTGTAGTATTCAGCTGGTGGAAGTGCTACAAATCTGTCTGTCTTAGGTATGTCACGCTCATCAAATGCTTGAGCAATGTCATAGATAGCTGCTGCTAACTCATCACCAGTAACGTTTGCAGATGCAGTATTACCAGAAGCAAGAGTTAGAACAGTACCACCACTACCACCGGTAAGAGTAGTAGAAGCCCTAGAAGCGTTAGCTATACATTTAGCAACGTTCTGATCGTATGTTTTGGCAAGTGCCTTACCTAGTTCACTAGCGTAGATTGCTCTAACGTCATAGTGGTTCATCAATTCGTCAATGTTTGCGACGAATGTCTGAGCAATAAGTAGGTCATCTATGTTGATGACTTTCTCATTGTGAAGGATTGCTCCTCCAGTCAGTAAGTTGCCAGGTGTGTGATAGGCGGCTGATGCTGTGCCTGTAACAGGGAATTGTGCTGACTTACCTGAAGAAATAGTTCTTACGGTATGTAATGCATCTGAGAAAACATTGTTTTCAGAGAAAGCAGTTAGCACTTCACCAGAGAAAACTTTAAGAAATAAAGCTTCGTAGGCGGTTCCACTATTGTTAACCAGACCCAGCCTTGACGCTGTTGCGTTAGAC